GCGTCCTCAAACCGACTCGGAAAAACCTCACGGATGCGAGCATCAAGTCGCTCGTAGTACTCGTCAGTAGAGGGCGGAACACCGTCCTTTACCAACTTCTGATGGACTCCCAGTGCGAAACTAGTCATCTCATCGTCTTCACCAAACCACTTGTTACGTTGTCCCCAATCCAAAGCCTTTGAATCAGGTTCAGGCGCACGCACAGGTGGCTGCTGTTGGTTATTATATACCTGTTGACTACTCTGCTGTAAAGCATTGTTTTGTTGGGCAGATACGTTTTGGTTGGCGTAGCGCGGTGCAAGCAAGTTTGCCTGCTCTGCCTGATACGTTGCCTGTGCCAACTCTTGCTGTGCGTCAGCCAAGGCTTCTGAGTCGCCCTGCTCATACGCATCGCGGTATTTACGCTTAGCTGCATCAAGCTGCAAAGTCGCTCTCTGCTTGGCCTGATCAAGCGCCCACGTCTCACCGCTGGAGATATCATTCCGCAACCTATCACGCTCGGCCTGAAGACGCTGAGCATACTCAACCGCCGCCTGACGCTCTCGCGCAGCTGCTTCTTTAGCCCGACGTTCGTCGTGCCACGCTTTTTTCATCTGGTCGATGCGCTGCTTAACTTTGGCTGAATAATCCTCAGCAGCATCCTGCTCAAGCTCTTCAACAACTTCATCAGGAAGTGGCTTACGATTACGATCCTCGGGTGGAGTATCGTCAACAATCTCAAGCTCTAAATCATCCTGTGACTCATCTTTTTGCTTGGGCTGCTCTTTGTCTTCAGCAACATCAACTTCTACGTTAGTCTCTTCTTCCTGCTCAAATTGGTTTTTTAAAGCAGGGGGGACTCCACTTTTATCCGATCCGACAACAAACTCGGTGTCGTCAAAATCGACTTCCTCGTTCTTGTTTTCCGGTTCCATAATTTACTCCTTAAATGCGGGAATATCCCGTTGGGTCCTCAATCACAGCCTCTACCGAATCATCGTTGATAACTCGAAAAAGTTCTTTGCCGTGAATGCGGAAACGCGTGCCAGAATAAGCACGAATAAGAATATGATCGCCAATCTTACAATAGGGGCCATTTGGAAAACGCTGTTCGTCTTTATAAGCGTCTGGTCCCATATCAACTACCTGAACAACCATCGTGGACACTTCCTCGTGCTTGAGTGTTGTGTCCGCTTTTACAAGACCACTTTCGTAAGTCTCTTTGATTTCAGGTATAGCGACCAAAATGCGGTAGCCCGTAGGCTTCGGTATTTGCTGCTCAGTGAGCTGTGGTGCAGCCGTTTCGGCTGTAGTCATGTTGCCTCCTAGTTCTCGTCAGAAGTTCTTTCTGCGGCTTCCATCAAATCCAGCACCAGCCGTTCAGCCTGTGCCAGCCCTTTAACAACACCCGTGTAGTGGGTGTACTCATCGTAAGACGTGGCTGCACCTGTCGCGATTGCATCAGTAATGCTGTCCATATCTTTACGAATCTCTTGGCGGAGATGTTCTCCGAACGTGCGAATCATCGTTTACTCCTGCTGTGAACCTTCATTCCCATTTTGCTGACGGCTCATCATCTGAGCTGCCAGATTTTGCTGAGCTTTAATCTGCTCAGCAGCGAGGTCGCCACCGACCTTAACGCCCGTTTGCTCAAGATCAGCTTCGGCTTCTGCTACCTGTTGGCGAAGTTTAGAGCCAATCGCGGCACCCTGTTGCTTCTCCTGAGAACTGATGCGAGCTGCGTCGATCTCCATACCGCGCAGTTTAATCTCGTAGTCCATCTTGTCTTTCTGAATCTTGCGCTCAAGCTCAGCTCGCTCAAGCTCCAGCTCACGCTGCTGCATCTGCACAACAGGGTCTTGAGCCTGCTTGGCGGCTTCCTCTGCTTTTGCCATCTGCTGGGCTTTACCCGTAACGCGTGGAGCGGCCTCGGCAACAAGACGTGAGATAGCCAGCTCCTGCTCTTGATCCAGACCACGATCTTCATCGTAGGCTGGCAGAGGTACACCCAGCTGTTCCTCAACCCGGCGGCGGTACTGCTCAGCGACGTGCTCGTTGATGTGCGCCATGCCAGCAGCTAGTTTCATCTTACCGGCGTCACCCTCCATCTCGATCATCTTGGCAATCTCAGGGTCTTGAGCAAACGCCATGTGCGCTTGAATGTGCGCCTCGTGGTCCTGATACGGGAACGCCTTGACCGGCTTGCCGTTGAGCAACGCCATGTTCTCTGACATTGGGTCGGCGGGCTTGATGTCATCCTCGTCAGGAATAAGCTCTTCTGCGTTCTTAATACCTAGCGTCTCCACCATCTGACGGTGTAAGAGAGGTAGATCATAGAGCTGCGGAGCCTGCTGCGAGAGCTGCATGACCGCCTGATACTGAACGATGCGCTGAGACATCGTTGAGGCGTTAGGATCAGCCACCGGAATCAAATCAACCGTGCTGTAGTCACGCTGACGGGCCATAAACCCTTCATCGCCCACGGCGTCGTACTCGTAACTCTCCGGGGACATCTCAGCGACAATGCTCTTAAGAATCTTAAACTCAGACTTCATCGCCGCGTGCATGCGTGCCTGCACCGCTGTCAGTGTTTTGAGCTGACGCTCCAGAATAGCCAGTGTAGACCCAACCGGCGCGTTTGGCTGCATATCACCAACGCTAAGATCAGACATCGCAGCAAAGCGACGCGCCTCCTCGACAATCTTATCTAAGAGCCCTGACAGAACCGTTGAGGGCTCCTTATAGGGCAGCGGCATAATGTTGTCTTTGATCGTGCCAGTCGGCACATCCACATCGCGGAACTCACCCGGTGCAACAGGCGTATCACCGCCACGTATACGAAGCCCCCGCGTACGGAAGCCGCCCGGCAAGTTAGACAACGTGCCCGCATCGACGAGCTGGCGCATGATCGACGTAGCGCCCTTGGCAAAACCACCAATGAGGTGGATAAGGCCGAAACCATAGAAACCAAAGCCGGGGATGTAGTTGTAGTGCGAGAAGTGAATCTGCTTTTGTTTCTTGTCATCGGTCTCAGCCCAGTTTCGGTAGACGGAGAGAACTTTGCCGCTGTCTTTAAGAATCGTCACAACGTAAGGAAGCTCAATCCCAGTCTCTTCGCCGTACTTATCAAGGTCTTCAAAGCCCTCAATATCAAGCTCGCAGTGAATTTCTAACAGTGTGTAGCGATCATCTCGTGCCGCATCAAAGCCGCCGATCTCATCTTTGCGCTTGGATATATCGTCTTCATCAGCAACCGGATCGCCAATCTCGCATTCTTTGTAGAACCCGTTGACCTGCATTTTGCGAATTTCATTTTTCGTTCGCTTCATGCGATGGGTGTAGCGCTGTGCGCTCTCAAGACTTGAGGCTCCGTAGCTGACCACAAAGTCCTCAGCAGGAATAAACTGCGAGACGGGGCGCTCTAACGAAGGGTCGTAGAAAATCTTCTTAAACGCCGAACCTGCGATGGGCAAGTTCCACAGCAGGCGCTCGTGCTCTGAGCGATAATCTGCCATCTTGTCTGTCAGCATGTAGTTCATGTCCTCACGGACACGCGCTGCTGCTTCGTCTTTGTCTTTGTTACGGCTGCCAAGAATTTTTGTCTTGACCGGACCCTGCGCTGGGAATGTCTCAACAATACTCTCGGACTGGAACTTAACTACTGCCTCAGCCAACAGGGGGTGGTAGACGCCAAACGCGCCCTCCCAAGGCTCTGAGCGGTCCTCAATCTTTAGACCCAGCAGCTCAAGGCCGTCGTGGTATGTCTCTTCCCACTCAGCACGCGACTCAATATCGGTGGCGTACGCCTCAAGCAGTTCATCAGCGATCTTCGCGCACTGCTCCTCGTCCATGTACTCCGCGAGGTTATCTGAGTGCGGAACGACATCGCCTTCGTCTCCGGGCTCAATATCAAGAATCTCTTCACCGCCGATACTAAGCTCGACGCTATCTGGGTTCTCGATCTCAATTTCTAGCGGCGCTTCGCCCGCTGCTTTTTTGTCTACTCCTACCGGAGCACCGTATAGCGCTTTATCAATAGCCATGCTCTAACCCTAATAGTAAGCCGCTCTCACGGGTTCAAAATCATCCTCGTCTTCCCAACGATCATCAGGAAGCTCAATAAACCCACCGCTCCTAAAACGCATTAACGCCATCACGGTGCTATCCACCAAGTCATCATTTGGCATCGCCGGGAAGCCACAAACCTCATCTACAACTTCTTCAGCCCAGCGTCGGCCAACCGGATACCAAACAAGCCCTGACGCGAACATATCAGACACAGAGTTAAGCCGCATAACTTTATCACCTGTGCCACGGTGCGGTGTGTACTCCTGCACAGGGATGCCAGCACGTCGAAACTCTTGAAAAAGTGGCGCACCTGACGATTTTTTCTCAATGACGAACCAATCAGGCTCCCAGTCGACGTACTGCTGGTACGCCAGCCGTTTTAACTCAGGGAACTCCAACCGCTCCTTGATGCTATTCAACAGAATTATACTCGCCTGCGGCAGCCCATTCTCGTCGTCTTTGTAGAACACACCCCACGTAGTCAGCGCGGTAAAATCTGAGCGATTGTTTTTCTCTGCCGCCGCGTCAAGGCTCATGATTATATACTCACACGGCGGCGGCTCGTCGTGGTCCCACTCACGCCACCACTCACGCTTAATAATAGACGCATCGCGCGATGTGGGCTGCTGCATGTACTGCGCCGACCACTGAAATGACGGCATCGACGCTTTTGTACGCAGCAATGACTTAACCGGCCACTGCTCGGGCCACAACGAAATATATTTTTGCTCTTCAGGCGCTTCTGACGGTGCGTGGTCATTCTCAAAAAGCGCAGGAAATTCAACAACTTCCCACT